ACAGGTGCTGCTGCACGACTTTGGTTAGGGATGAGCGCCAAAGTATCCACGTCTTTTTCGATAGTGAATGAGGTGGTTAAAATGCCTTCAGATTCGAACAAACCGAGCGTTTTGATGCGCGACGCTAAAGCAGGCGCTTCATTAATGGCTAGCGTTAATTCGGATACAGAAAACTTGTCTTCTGAAAAAATGCCTAAGTTCATGGCTGACTTCCTTATGAGTGTTTACGGTTGATTGCGGTTAAAGAGAGTTTGGCAAGCTTACTGGCGGCTGAGTCTGTTTTTGCCGTTTCGGTTGCGGAATGCACAGGGCTAATACCTGTTGGTGATAATGATGCTAGGGCGGTTTTGGCTAATACCAAATTAACCGAATCCAGCCCTTTAGCCTTAGCAAGCACGGTCATGCTGTCTGTTAGTTCTGGCTGTTTGGCGCTGGAACACAAGTTCGCAACCATTGAGCACAACTCGGCTTGTTCATTTTCAGTTGCTTCTGGTGCTTCTGCTTCTGTCTCGACGGGTGTTTCTGCTGCTGGCTTAGCCAGTTTAGCTAACACTTCATCTGGGATGCCGCTTGCTTTAGCCATGGCGAGCGCATAGTTCTCGCCAATATCTTCAACTTGGTCGCAAAAACCCTTGTCTAAGGCTTCGTTGGCAGTAAACCAAGTTTCATTGTCTAGCAGGGTTTTTAATTCGTCTTGAGACAAATTGGTACGAGCTGAATAGGTTGTGACAAGGGTATCCTCGAAGGCGCGCAACATTTTAGCGGCGGCTTCCATGTCATTTGCGTTACCCATAGTGACCGTCCAAGGATTATGAATCATCATGACGCTATTGCTTGGCATAATAATGGTATCGCAAGCCATCGCAAGCACCGAAGCGGCTGATGCGGCAACGCCTTCAATGTAGGCAGTGACCTTGGCTGGGTGATTGCGCAAATAATTAAACATGCCTAGTGACATAGCCAAATCGCCGCCATTAGAGTTAATGTTCACGGTGATTTGTTCAATGTCGCCCAGTGCATTAATCGACTGAATAAAGTCGTTATCACTAACACCCCATTCGCCGATATTGCCACGCACATACACGCTGGCAGAATTTTCACCCGCCGCGAGCGCTTTGACAATAAACCAATTTTTCATGCTGACTCCCTATAAGTTGCTGTTAGAAGTCAGTTTATGGAAAAAGCTAGTTGAAAGCCTGCGCAGGTTTTAACGCTTCGATTTGTAAGCTGTAGCCTTGATTGCTGATGTTGTGTGTCACTGATTCCGCTACCCACTCCCCGTTGGCTGCCGGATTGAGTTCGCTTACCATGATTCTATGCTCAGCCCTTATTAAAGGTGTTTTTTTGGTAACAGCCATGGTTAGCGACAAGGTTTCCTTGCTCGATTGCAATTTCTCTAGCTGACTTTTGGCCGCTTCAACTGCGTCGGCTTTGCTTCTAAAGAGTGTGTTGATGATGTGCAGAACACCGCTTTCACCCAAGGCTTCCCAGTGTTCATTGCTTTCTTCTTTATTACGCCACTTAGATTTAACCTGCGTGACCTCACTGCGTTCGCTTTGCTGGTATTGCCATTGTGTCAGACTTTTCACATCAATGAATTGGGCGGGCATAGGCTTGCCGTTAAGGGTTTGGGCAGCTTGTTTTTGGGTAAAAACAAGCTTACCGTCGGCAATTTTAAACAGGGCGTTATAATCTTTGGCAAGCCGCGTGATGAGCGCCAAGTCTGACTCACCTGTTTGGTCTAGGTGTTCAATCGTGATGGCTTTGAATCGCTCATGTAAGGCAAGTTCAAGTTTGTGGCGTTGGGCGATAGTGCTTAATACCACTTCTAGCCTTGTGTTGTCCCAGTTGGCTTGCTGGTGCGACTTTAATTGAGCGGTTAAATCAGCGCTCGATCCGCTTAAGGTTAATGTTCGCACGGGTCCACTTTCGCTGACGCTATCTACCGTAAAGCTACCTAAAAAATAAAGCTGTTCTATGCCCGCGCTAATACTGATTTTAACCCCTGTGTTGGGTATGCTGATTCGCCCGTCTCGATTGTCTAACGTTAGCTGATAGCCGTCTGATTCGATACCGCTTTTATCAGTAACACTTAAGCTTAACAACCTATCTTGAACCTTGCTGGTAATGTCCACGCCCTCCACAACCACCTTCAGCATTAACTTCATAATGCGCTCCATAGTTCTATGGTTGACACCACGGGTGGTGGGGTCATGTCTGGCAGTACCAACAATAAACCTGCTGGCAAAGTGTCGCCATAACTGCCTAGCAACGGATTGGCTTTTAATATTTCAAGCGCCATGGTCTCGGTGCCATAGTGAGAGAAAGCAATGGCATCAATCACGTCTCCTTCTTTAGTGCGATAGGTTAGTTGGTTCATTTGTCATCCCCGTAAGCTTTTAAGCTTAAGTTAAACGTGACCCATCCTGCTTTGCCGCTGACATCTAAGTCTGTGCCTGTATGTTTAATTTGCGTAATCACCCAATCGCCATATACTTTGCCAAAACCGCTGGTGAGTAAATAAGGGTCGCCTTTGCTTGCCATATCGCGCAATGCGCTGATCGGGTCTTTATCTGCCTGATAAGCTGGCACAAGTAAACCAGACAATGTGATACTATCGCTACCCACACCGACGAACTGTTGGGCTGGCTCTCGTAGTATGCGATCTTGTTGTGCCCAGCGATAGTCGCTGGTTCGCTCAAGCGATTCTAAGTTGGCATAGCCGCTAGCGAACTTGAAATTGCCCAACTGCAATAACATGCCTTTAATGGGGAGTTGACCGCTATCAAACCCGTATTGCATAACATTGGCAAAATTTAACAGGTTATTGTTTCTAATACCTGGCATGAGTTGGTGAACAGCTGATAAAGGGTTGTTGACTATTTCTTGGCTGCGAATGAGCGTGTTGGCTACATTGCTAGGCAATAGTCGATTAAGCTGGTTCAATGTGCTTCTTTCATAACTCAAAACATTAAAATTCATACTGTCTCCTTATGCCCAGTCGCCCATAGCTCGCGAGCGACTAAGCGCTTGCTGTCTGTTGATTTCTGCCATCACTTGCCTTGCGATGTCTTGAGCATCTTGCCCCGGTTGTTGCTGAATGTTGATGGTGTAGGTTTGGTTGATAATGGGTGCAACCTGAGCGCCTTGATTGACCTGACTTGCCTTGGTGTCTGGTTGTGAAACGCTTGGCGTTAAAAACGATAAATCTGGTTTTTCACTTTCATTTTTATCACCAAACAAACTAACCGAATCGCTGACGCTTTTAATGCTTTCGCTTAGGCGGCTTTGCGTGTCGATTTGGTTGGTTTCGCTGGTTTTGGTGACGTATTCAGTTTTTAACAGCTGAATATCGCTCATAGCGTTGGAGGCAATAGGCGATATAACCGCTGTGGTTGCCAACAAGGTAGCACCTAAAGCTTTGCCAAGCCCACTCATTTGCGTTAATGGACCTTGCTCGCCTCGTTGCAAGCCGACGCTAATGCCTTCCGCTGTGTCTTTACCCGCTTCAATCATGACGCGACTAGGTGATTTAATACCTAAAACCGATTTAAATGAATTGGCTATACTGCTGCCTAAGTTGCTGATCGTCTCGGTAACTAAGTTAAATTTACGGGTAATACCACCAACTAGCCCATCGATAATGTCGGTGCCAATTTTACCGAAGTCGGCAATCAACCCCGTTAAATAAGTCTTAATGGCTTCAAAGTTATTGACGATAAGCCCAATGGGTGAAAAGCTGAAAGCCGTTTGCAATCCGCTGGCAATAGTTGAACCTATGCCGACAATCCAATTAATACCATCATTAAACGTGGTTTTAATACTTTCCCATGCGCCGGTTATGCTTTGCCAAGCACTTTCTAAAGCAAATTCAACCTTGGTCGAAAACTCCCAAAAAGCATCACTACCCTGCTTAAGGTGTGGCCATGCCGCAGCAAGTCCAATACCCAGCAGTGCCACCCCCTTAATTAATAAACCAATTGGGTTGGCTGTCATAGCAATATTCAGCGCAATCATGGCACCTTTAGCGGCTAGTATGCCGTAAGAAGCAGCCATCATGCCTATCTTGAATGTCATTAATGCGCCACCCACAGCCAAAACGCCTTTTACAAGGTTTTCATTCTCGCGCGTAAAATCTGCTATGCCAGTTATTAACGGGCTAACCTTATCTAACAAGCTGTTCACGGCTGGCAATAAAATAGAGCCAATCGAAATACCAATCTCGCCCAGCTTATTGCTCATAAGCTGAAAGCTGTTTGCCGTGGTGGCGGCTCTGGCTTCAAACTCTGCATTCATTGATCCAGCGTATTGTGTAGCATCACCAACTTTTGCCAAATTGCCACGCAGTGCGTCTAGGTTGGTTAGTAGCGGCGCAATAGCGCCGATTGATTCGCTACCAAACAATTCCTTCATGGTTGCGGCTTGCATGTGCTTGGGTAGCTTCTGCAAACGTGTTAGCAAGTCATCAATCGCGCCGCCTGCATCAACTTGCATTCGTTTAGCTAGTTTTTCGGCATCGATTCCAAGCGATTTATAGGCTTCTTTTTGTGACTTGGTAGCACTGGCACCAGCCACGGTACTAAGCATGAAGTTTTTAATAGCAGTAGCCGCTACTTCGCTTTCAACGCCCGTAGATACCATGCTGGCACCAATGGCGGCGATTTGCCCAGCCGCTAAACCGCCTACTTCGCCCAATGGACCAATGCGACGTACAACGTCCGAAATTTTAGGCGCACTAGCAGCGGTGGTATTGCCTAAGAAGTTGATTTGGTCGGCAAGCGTGTTCACTTGCGATTGATTCATTTTGAACGCTGTGCGCCATTTTGCCATCATGTCGCCCGCTTCGTCGGCGGTCACGTCAAAAGCCACACCCATTTTGGCGGCGCTTTCGGCAAAACCTAGCAGTTCGTTTTTAGCAATACCCGCTTGCCCTGCACTGGCCATGATTGAACTAATGCCTTGCGCTGTCATCGGGAGTGTTCTGGTTAACCGTAAAATGTCGGCTTCCATCACTTTTAACTCTGCCGGGCTTTGAAAGTCGACAACCTTTTTCACGTCTGCCATAGCGCTTTCAAAGTCAACCGCTTGCTTAATGGGCAAGGCTAGGCTGGCACCGATGGTTGCAACACCAACTAGCCCACCTTTAAGTTCCGACTTTTTATCGGTAATCGCTTCTTGTTGTTCGCTTAATCCGTTTAATTTGGCTTGCTTGGTTAGCGCCTTGTCTAGCTGGATATTGATGCGCTCGCGCTGACCTATCAAGCTTCCTAGTTGTGTTTTTTGCGCCCGAATTAAGTTGGTTTCTTTTTCAAGGCTAATGCTTAACCTGTCTCGCAAGGCAAGTTGCTTGGTTAATGCGGTTTGAATCTGTTGCTGATCTTTCGGGTCGGCGGCATTTTTTAAGCGTAGCTTTAAGGTTTGTACGCTTTCAGAGGTTTGGCTGATTTTTTCACGTAAATTAGACGCATTTTTTTCGGCAATTTCTAGGCCGCTGAATCGGTTTTTTTGGTCAGAAAGCTCTTTTAATTGCGTGTCTAATCGCGTTAATTGAGTTTTAGCCTTGGTTAGGTTTGCGCCAAAGGTTGCCCCCAGTGATGCGCCGATGGTAAAGTTAATCATCTGATTCATTGGGGAAACTCCTGAATGCTTAAACTCAAGCCTAATTTTTT